TTAAGTGGTCTTTTTTTCTTTCAAAAAATATCTAGTTGCAACGGAATTTCCTTTTTTCTCAACAATTCCTCTATCAACAAATTCTTTAAGGATAGAACCAGCACCAGTGCGCCCCATTCCTATAAGGTCCTCAACCTCTTTTCTTGATACTGATTCGTGTTCTTTAAGGTACTGTATAAGTATTGGCTCATAAGAACGATAAAGAAACTTTTGTTTTGGACGCATTTTCTGTTTTTCTTTAGCTTTATAAAGGAATTTATGAGTAATTCCATTTTGAAAAGTGATAGAATGTACTCTTTTATCAACGACAATAATTTTATCAATAACAGTTTGTATGAAATCTTGTATTAAAGTCTTATCAACAACCTCTAAAAGTTCTCTATAATCAATATTTCTTTTTCCGGAAAGATGTTTACTCATTAAAAAATTACTTGCTTTATTTAAGAAAGCAACATCGGTTGTTAATCTCATATCGGCATTTCTTCTATGGAGTTCTGAAAGTTTCTCATTTACTCTTTCGAGGTGCTGTGTTAGGTCACGTTTTTTGAATAAAAAGTCTTTATTGGACATAGCTTCATCGGAAAATAGGAATAAATCTTCAAGTCGCTTCAATGCTTTTTCATACTTCATTTTTTCTTTCTTTAAAGATTCTAGTTCTAAGTTTTCAGCGGATTCCTCTTCATTGGAATTATTATAAGCTTTATCATCGAAACCAACAGCAAAGGCGATGTATGTTTCTTCAAGACCTTTTCTATCAATACATTCCACATCTACAAAAGATTTACCGCGCAAAAGTATTCTCTCAATATCGCGAAGAGAATGCTTTTGTGTAATTTTATTTTGCAAATTAGTAAAGTTTGAAATATAGTTCAATACAAAAGGCATTAATGTTATATCACTAACAAAATTATTGCAATTACGGGTATTCTCTGTAAAATGATTTGAATAACAAGTATATCTTGATGGTCTGTAACCGTCTTTTCTCGCTCTGTCAAGCCCTGCATTCATGCCTAAACCGCATTTGCCACAAAATAATATTTTTGAAAATATATGAGTGTTGGTGTTAGCTCTTTGAAATTCTCCGTTCCCCTTATAATTATCAGATAACATTTTATTAACCTTCTCAAATTGCTCCTTTGAAATGAAACCCGGGTGATTATTTTCAACGACAACCCATTCTTTTTCATCCTTCCAACGCCTGTTAGGGCTATTCTTTACATTGTACCTGTAAGTACCTATATAAAACGGATTTCTCAATATATCATTTACGGTTTTAGCGGTCCACTTTCCACCACGTTTGGTTTTTACTTGCTCTGAATTTAATTGAAAGGCAACTTTAGAGGTAGAAGCTTTTTTCTCGTATAAGTCATATATATATTTAACCGTTTTTGCTTCCTCTTCATCTATTACAGGGAATTTTTTCTCTTTTGACCATTTATACCCCAGAGGAACAGTTGCACCATTCCATAACCCTTTTTCGGCTCGTGAAAGCATTATTGAGAAAACACGTTCAGCGGTCAACTTGCGTTCAAGTTCTGCGAATACTAGAATTATTTTCAACATGGCTTCACCCATGGCGGAAGAGGTATCGAATTGCTCGTTTTTAGAAATAAAGGTTACGCCATAATCCTTTAATTCGTCATACATTTCGGTAAAGTCTTTCAGATTTCTTGAAATCCTATCAATTTTCCATACCAGCAAATGTGAAAATTCGTTATTCTTTATGCGAGACATCATTTCTTGATATTTTGGTCTATCAGTATTTTTGGCGGAATACCCAGCGTCCTCAAATATTTCAAAATCATCAATACCCAACACGTATTTTGAGTAATTAGACAATTCTTGACGCTGGAAGGGTAAAGAATCTTTATCTATTTGATGTGATGTTGAAACTCTTATATACAAAGCGGCTTTTTTCAAGTACATAACTCCCTTCATAAAAATATAACCTCATGTTTATGCACGAGGTTTTGAGAAAATTTTAGACTTCAATATTTAATAAACGATGAATTTCTTTATGAACTTCCGGATTATTTCTATATTGTTTTATAACTAACTTTTCTATATCAGAATATTCATAGTCAGATTCTTCGCGAGTTGTAGAAATTTCATCAATTTTATTATTAGATTTTAAGTATTTTTGGCGCGCTTTAGAAATTTTAGAAACGACTTTTGGAAGTTTATCACCAGTAAAAACAGCAGTGCATTCAATTCCGTTAGCGTCATAATCAATCAAGAGATAATTTGTAACAACCTTTGTTTTCTTTTTTGCAGCTAAAGCAAAAATTCCAAGCGCAAGAACTCTCGTTAGAGTAACATCCTTGGATATCTGTTCATCGGTTTTCATGGAAATATTTTTAATATTATCATACGGTATAACAATACTTTTTGAAAATCCGCGAATAATTTTAATTGAATCTGGAAAAGCGACAATTTCCACAACGCCTGCTTTGGGAATTTCCGGAATACCTCCACAATAATTAACAGCCATCTTGAAACCTCCTAATCATTTTATTTTGCAGTTTAATGTTTTAACCCAAGCTTTCTTTTCGCTCGTCTAAAACTAATGATGTTTTCCCTTTTTTCTCCGCCTCTAATTCAAGACGGTATGCATTCAATTCTTTTTCGATTGAATCTTCTTCATTTTGGGACATATTCTGCTTTTTTTCTAACACATTCTCTTTGGTAGCGGCAATTTCTTCATCGCTATTAATGGCTTTAGCGAGAGAATAGACATAATCTTTAATCACTTTTCTCTGTTCTTCTCCTAGTTTTAAATAACTTTCTATAATTTTTTTATCAAGTGAATCAAGATTATATTCGGTTGATAGTTTTGAAATAATAGTTGAATCATTTTCGATAAACATTTCTCCTTTTCCAAAACGAAGCCATTCTTCATTTACGGAAAATTCACGGCAGATATCTTTGATAATTCTATCTGTTACTTTTTTAGTTCTTTTACGTTCAATATCAGACAAAGAGCCTTGTCTTATTCCTAGTTTAGCAGACATTTCACTTTGATTAATATTAAGGACACGTTCCCTTAAATATTTAATTCTTTCATGAATGTCAAATGAATAATTTCCCATAATTTCACCTCCAATCACTTATAATAATTCTATTATAATATAGGCTATCTATAAAAACAATAGGAAAACGATAAAATATAGGTTGACTTTATAGGCAACCTATATTAATATATAGGTATACTATAAAACAAATGGAAGCGAGAAAGAAGAAAAACCCCGTACAAAAGCACGGGGCAAAAGAATTACTTACTTTGTAGAGCATTAACAATCTTATTGAATTTTTCAATAGAAATAGCACCATTTAGATAATATTCCTTGTAACGTTCAATTTCATTTTGGATATTATCTTTGAAAGCCTTGGAAGCTTTTCTATTGATTTTAGGTAAATCATCAAGAAAACCGAGTTCAAAAGCTAGACGATATATATGCTTACACGGTAACTGTCTAGTTTCAAAATCATAACAAGTGCAACTATTAAGAGTTACATTATAGATTCCGCTAGAACCTATAATTTTAGCGGTTTTCTCTTTAGAATTTACACTGACGTTTTGAGGCTTGATTTTCTGCATAGTAGCAATTCTTTTGATTTGGTCATGGTTTTCATGAATAGAGTTGTCCCAATTTCCAAAATTCATGGTATTGCCCCTTCTAATCTGTATTTCAATCTGGCAGGATTGATAAATATAGTATAGCAAAGGGGAAGGGAGAAATAAAGATATTCAGAAGTTGAGAGGAGGTGATAAATTTGAAAACGCACGACATTAAAAAAATTATGATGGGACTATGTGTTGATGAAAGTCAAACGCCGGGAATTAGGATTGAAGTTGTAATGGATGGGATACCGGAAGAACTACAACGAAAAATGGAAGCAGAAATCAAAGAGTTTGAAGAAAAAGCAATGGACATTGTAACGGCGGCATCCGAAACAATGTCCAGCAAAATCACTAAATAGTATAAACAACCGATGAACCACAACTACAAGGCTCAATAGTCCCGGTATGTGGATAAAGAATAGTTTTTAGAAATTTGTTGCAGTTATAACAAAAATATTTTCCGGATGGCAATTTGAGAAGGTTTCCGGAAGAATCAACCGTTTGAAAAGTTTTCTTTATACCCAAAATAAACACCCCCTTCCAATTAAATTATACACCATTAATTGGAAAGTAAAATATAGGAGGTATGAAAGTATGAAGCATGGCAAGAACCCAACTCGAGCGCAAAAGAAAAGAATAAAAGAGATGGGATTGAATTTTAAGAATTGGCTAGTGATAAAAGATACACCAGACTTATTCCAAATAGTAAATAGAGTATCTGGAAATATAAGAACCAAAAATAAGAGATTAGAGGTCGGGAGATAAAAACAGAGGAGGGAGAGGGAGTGACTGCAAAAGAAAAGTTAGAGCAGGAAAGAAAAAGGTTACATCTATTAATTGAAAATGGTGGTTCTAAAGAAGAAATTCAAGAGCAATCAGAAATATTGGACCAGTGCATAACGGAATTTTATTTAATACAAAAAGGAGCGTGAAAAAATATGTTACAAGACAAGTCTATTTTGAAACAAAAGAAGATTGACGCAGAAGAATTTGTAAAAATTTTAAGCAAGTTATCAGAAGAGGACAAAGAAAAAATATTCTACATGGTAAAAGGAATTGAATTGGTGAGTAATTCAAAAAAGATGTTAATGGCGGCAGGAATATAGCCTGCCGCGGTGACAAAGACAAATAATCAATCTTAAAGGGGGCGAATGAATTTGAGCAAACCAGACATCAATAAGGTATGGAAAGCACTTGCGAAATATGGAATCAAAAGTGAAAAAGAATTAGACGAAGCTATAAAAAATATGAAACCCATAAACATTGGGTGCATGGTATCACCCGTAAATAAAATATCTATATCAAGAGAAGCAAAGGGGGTGAAAGTTTGAGGAAAATACCCGAATACTGGCTCGATGTTCCGGGGTCTAAGAAATACCAAGTTTCTAATTACGGAAATTTTAGAAGAAAGCTTAAAAATGGAAGGGTTAAGCCTATCAAGTCGTATTTAAAAAAGAACAAATGGATGGTTGTAAAAGTGGATTTCAATGGGACATATAGAGAATATGAAGTTCATAAAATCGTTGCGGATGTATTTTTAGAGAAAAGAACTTCGCCGAGCATGGTTTTATATCACAAAAATGGAATTATTACAGATAATTACGCAGGCAATATTGGCTGGATAACAAGAAAGGAATTAGGCAAAAAGACAGGAGGAAATACTAAAAAAAGTATACCAGTTATTCAACTGGACGCTAAAACTGGAGAAATGATTAATTTTTATAAAAGTATTTCTGCGGCGGCTAGAGATAATTTCATTCATAAAGAAACAATTTGCCAAGCAATTCGTGGAAAATTAAAAACGGCAGCAGGGTTTAAATGGAAAAAAGAAGGAGGAAGAGTAAATGATATTTGATGAAATGATATTTAAAGATGAGAAACATAAAACTTTCTTTAAAGAGCAAGTGGAGAAAACACGAAGCAGGAATGACCCCTACAGAAAGGCGTTATTTTATGTTTGGGGGCTTACAGAGGAAACAAGAGAGAATATTGAAAGTTTATATAATTTCAAAGAAAAAGCAATTGATTTCGAGGGATTGAATAAGTCATGGCAGACAGGAACAACTATAAAAGTTTGTCGACTTGCATTTAACCTTTACAACGGATTATACGGGCAACAAGATGAATCGGAAAGCGCCATGGATTATACACCGTATGGAATTTTCGATTGCGGACTAATTGATTACATGTTGGAAGCAGTAAAAATTAGATTTGAAGAATATAAAGGATTACCGTTTTAATGAAAAAATGAATCCTAAGATAAAGATTGGAGGCAAAAATATGCTGGTAGCTGAAAATGTTAGAGGGTTTGACAAGTTAGAAAAAAACGCAGAGTTATTCAAAGTGTTTCTAAAGAATTTTTATAACGCATGGGGGCTTGAAGCAAGAGAAACAATAAAGCCTATTAGCGTTAAATATGTTAAAGAAAAAGGCGGAAATCCTTATTTAAGATTCGATTATGAAATGTATGGAAAGAAAGAATGGTTACATGTAACGGGTTCTGGGACATGGTATTAACATTGGCAAAGAAGAGGTGAGGTCCATGGCAACAATTGTGATTTTTGTTACATGCCTTACAGTGCTTCATATAGGATATAAAGTCGGGCAAAAACACGGAAAAAGAAATAGGAGGCGAAAGATATGAAACGATTGGAAGCGAGAGTGGTTATATTAGGAGATTATGGCGTTGTAACTCCTACTCAATACATAAGTTTTGATGATAAGTGTCCAGTTTGCGGAGAAAGTGGTTTGGAAATAAAGGGGAATCGGTATTGCTCGGATGGCGAGTTTTACTGGACAGACAACATTTACTGTAAGAATAAATGCAAGTTTAAATATGATGATTTGGTAAATTTAAAAGGCTTTAAAAGGAGATTTTAAAAAGATAGGTGATAAAAATGACTAACAAGGAATTGAAAGAAGCAATGATGTCAGAAGAAAGCATTATATTTGATGGAGCAGAGTACAAATGTATTTCGGCAATCATTTATCGAAAAAGCGGGAATAAAATCAAAATCCGAGCAGAATTAATGGACAAGAATGCGCACAGTGTAATAATAGTAAACCCGGACAAGGTAGAAAGAAAGCATATTCAAACATGACTAAACCAATTGTGCCAAACAAAAGGAAGAGAGTAAAGGTGCGCATATTAGAAAAATGGAAAATAATTACAAATACAATTAAATTGAACAATTTTGAAAGGACAAAAGAAAAACGCTTTGCACGCACCTTCCAACAATGAATGCAAAACGTTTTTCTTTGAACTATCGCCGTCTAAACAACGATGAAACTATAAATCCATTATAGCAGAATGGCGGCGAAAGTCAAGAAAACAGCGCTTGACACGGGCGCAATTCGGGCTTGTAATGGGTATTAACATTCCAACGAAAGAGTATTACCCAGATATAAAATATATAAAAATAATATCTAAAAGATTGTACTAATAAATGAGTATGTAAGCAAGAGAAAAAATATACCAAATACATCACTCGTATTTATTATTGACAAGTACAATAGGAGTTATTCATTACTGGGGGATAAATTTTAATATTTGAATAGAGTGAGTAGGAATGGTTTTAATACTCCTTATATCTAAAGTTGTATAACAAAAAGAGAAGGGAGAGAAAACCGTGAGAAGTTTCATGAGAGAAAAAAAAATATATTGCGGCAATAGATATTTGGAAGTTGATATTTTTCCATATTCACAAAATCAGAAAGATGTAAGCAGGAGAGGGAAGAGGGCAAAAAAACAGAAGGTCACAGAGCCAAAGCAAAGGAATCTGAATGATAAGAATGCAAGGAGGTATTTGACACAGCTTGCAAATACAAATTTCAGTGAAGAGGATTTGCATGTTACAGCTACATACAAAGACAAGTTTCTACCAGAGACAATAGAGGAAGCAGAAAAGGAAGTTGCGAATTACTTACGCCGTATAAAGTACAGAAGAGAAAAAGAGGGATTGCCACCCTTGAAATACATACTTGTTACAGAATACAGCACCGGGAAAGATGGAAAGAAGCCAGTGAGAATACATCACCATATATTCATAAATGGTGGACTTGACAGAGACACAGTTGAGGACCTATGGTGCAAAAGAAGAAAGAAAGGTCAAAAGAAGGGCGAAAGAATAGGATTTGTTAATGCGGACAGGTTACAGCCAGATGAAAACGGGGTTGCCGCATTGTGTGCATACCTAACAAAGAACCCAAGTGGAAAAAAACGTTGGAGTTCATCGCAGAACCTAGAAAAGCCATGGAGTAGAAGCAACGATTTCAAATACAGTCGCAGAGAAATTGAAAGAATAGCAAAGAATCCTCCGGGAATTGAGTATTGGGAAAGAAAATACGAGGGTTGGACACTTGCTAACAAAGATTATGCATTCCGTGTAGAGTACAACGAGTATACAGGGTGGTCCATATATTTGAAAATGTGTCGTAAAGAATGAAGGGAGCGTGAAAGAAATGCACGACCAAAGAAAAGTAATGCAGAGGCATCAAAACAGCGTGAACAATGCACAAGGACATCATTTTGAAACTTACATAAAAGCTGGGTGTAAGGTATATTGTGCAAATGGACAAGCAGAAGTGGGAAAAACGCCGGAGCCGTTCAGAGTGACAAAGAAACACAAAGACGGGACATTTACAGGTAGATTCACGTCACTTGCACAACCAGACTTTCAAGGGACTTTAAAAGGTGGACGCTCAATATGCTTTGAAGCAAAGTACACCAGAACAGACAGAATGAAAAGGAGTGTTTTGACAAGTACGCAGATGGAGAAGCTTGAAAACCATGAAAAGCTCGGAGCAGTAGCAGGGGTATGCATTGGCATTCAAGACAAGTTTTTCTTTATTCCGTGGAGTATTTGGCGGGATATGAAAGCACATTACGGGAGACAATATGTAACCGCAGAAGATGTGGAGCGGTACCGAGTAAGATTCACAGGAGCGGTGTTGTTTCTGGATTACGTTCACAAGGAAAGAGGTGTTGAAATTGAATAAAAGAATAAGAAAAAAAGTCTTGAAGAGGGCTTTTAAAGCTTGCAGGGTGGATTGAGAATATATTGCTTGTTGCACTCATAGCATGGCTCATATACTTCATAGGAGCGATAATGACAGACAATATGGTTATGTTGGGTTATTCAGTATAAAAAAGGGGAGGTGAAAAGAAAATGGCGGTAGACAAATGCATTACATGTGGCGAGGTAGTTCCGGAAGGGTTACAGATATGTCCAGAATGCATGAGAAAATCCGGAGCAAATGAAAAAGAAATTGAAGCCGCAGAAGAATTGAGAGATATTGCAAATATATTAAGCATTACAGCAGGAACAGACGGAAACATTAGAGTTGCCATGGAAAGCATTTTAAACATTGCGAACAGATTAGAAAGGAGAAAACAAAGTGAAATATCAGCCGAAAATCATTAAATGTCGTTTAAAAACAGGCGGTAAAACAATTGATGAAATCAGAGAGCAGAATAAAGGTCAAGGACTTACATACAGAGATTTTGAAAATATACAGAAGGCATATGAAGAATTTGACGGCGTTGTACTTCTTTTATCTCTTTGGGACTATGACAATCACGAAAGTTATCATGTTTACGGGTGGGATGATGAAGTTGACGAAAAAATGATGATGGGAATTTATCATGCAGAACAAACGCACCCATTCCCAAGATACAAAGGAAAAAAAGAAGAATTTATCGCAGATTGGAAAGCTGGAAAATATGACCCGGGTTGCCCGATATGCTTTGAAAAAGAGGATGTTGAGGAATTAGAGGTTATCAGAGAAGAGGTGAAAGAAGAGGTTGGGAAAGAAGAAAAAGCAAAGCCGAAAAAGAAAAAACGCACCAAGAAGAAAAAGAAGAATAGAAGGCATTGAGAAGAAGAGAAATCCACAAAGCCCAATAAAACAAAAGCTTGATGAAATAAACCGCTTAATGCCTATTGTGGGACTGGCAAGGGAGATTTCAAAGCGGGAGAGGGTACAAAACGCAATGAAAGGGAGGTTCAAAATGAAAAAGTTTGAGAATCTAGGTATTACGACAATTGTAACAGGAGACAAGATAAAAATTGAAGTCAAGATTTCTGGGGCAGTAAATGCATTTAACAATTCACCAAACAATTTTACGCCAGAAGCAACAGTGAAGAAAGAGAAAAGAGCAGAGTTTGCGGAGTATTTAGCGAAAGCGTTGGTTGACGGAAGCGACCCGGACACGGGAGATAGCCCGGTTATGGCGATGTTTGAAAATATATTCCAAGAGATATACGAAGGAGCAGAAGAATTTTGCAATTATCCAGATGAAGAATAAGGCGGTGAAATCATGGTTGCGCTTTGGAAAGAAGAATTATTGAAATTCACAATATCAACAATAAAAGCGAGTGATAGAAGGTCCAACAAATTTGAAACAGCGATTTACAATAAAGAATCAAAAGAAATAAAAGTGGTCGAAACATACAAAACGATATATGAAGCGGTAGAAGGTCATTTGTCATGGGTTGAAAAATCTAAGAAATTAACAGTTGATGAATTTAAAAGTTTAGAGGAAAAAGTACAAAACTACAATGTTACCACATACGGAATTTTAAAGTTATATCAGTATGGAGAAGCAGAAGAGGCAAAGGAATCTTTATTGAAAGAGGCAAAGAAACTCATTAATGAAAGGAGGATGAAACATCATGGACAGGTATAAGAAGCAATTAAGGATTGATGGGGGTGGTTTGGTGGATGTAAGTTTTAATTATAATCAGGAGGTTAAAGTAAAGCTTACTCAATTAGGCTTAAAAATATTAAAGGAAAGACATGATAGGTTAAACGAAGAACTAAAGAGCAGAGGACATAAAGGGTTAAATAAATTTACAGTTAAAATTGATGAAAATGGTTATTCAAGTTTTCAACTCTGGGACTTAATGAATATTTTTGGGGAATACATGGCGATTGGTTGTGAAACACCTTTTGATGGAAATATGATTTTTTTAGAAGCAAGAGAAATTAAGGAACAGCATAAAATATAAGTTTTGAAAGTGAGAGGTAAGGATGATTGAGGGTTAGAGTGAAATGAAGGAAATTAAACGACTGTAGAGTGATTTAATGGAATGTTTAAAGCGATAATAAAAGATTAAAGGTGGAAGGAATTGAAATGGGAGTGTTAAAGGGAATTATCTTAATTGCTTTAATGGTTTTACTCATAGCAACACTTAGGGAGCTTATAGCTTTCATGTTCAGAATTGACGAAATCATAGAGTTATTAAAGAAAATTGAAAAGAAGAGGTGAAAAACATGATTAAATACATCAATAATCCTTTTGAAGATATTGTAAAAATAATGAACGACATAGACCCGAACATAAATGCAGATATACAGTTCAACCCAAGTTTAAAAGGAAAAGATTTTGGAGAATGCGGAATGGTTACATTTCCAGCGGACGACAGCACACCATTGATTGATATATCAACAAATATACCATTTGAAGCAATGATTGAAGTTTTGGCACATGAATTGGCTCATATAATTGCTGGTGAGGAATCAGAACATAATACCGAATGGAACAAAGCATTCCAAAAAATACAAATAGAGTGGCAATTAAAGCATGAAGATAATGGGGTTACAGTAGAGGTTGCGAAATACGAGAAAGGGACCGAAGATGGGTTTGAATATGAAGATGAATTGGAATGCATAGATATTTCAATAGGAATGTTTAAAGCAAGCGTTGTTGATGGTGTGAGACTATATCCATATGTTATAACTTCAAAAGGCAAGCGATATATAAGTGAGCAGGGGGGAATAAAAATGCAAATAGCAACATTCAATGCAACGTGTCCTTTTGAAATAGGGGACAAGGTAAAAGAGGCTAATACAGGAGGAGTGAAGAGGATAACGGATATAGCTTGCGTTCATTATCTCAAAACCGGGAAAGTTGAATTTCGATATGAGTTAGATGGAAGCGGGAACTATATTCAAATACAACCATTATGCGACCCGAGAGACACCCAAAGTGTTACTTACCTAGAAAGAAATTTTAGTTTTAAGAATTTAAAATAATAGGAGGAAAAACAACGATGAAAACTATATCAATTATTAATTTAAAAGGTGGAGTGGCAAAGACTATTTCAGCAACAAATATTGCACATATACTTGCAGTTGTCCACAACAAACGTGTTCTTCTTGTGGATAATGATAAACAGGGAAATGCTTCAAAGATGTTTGGGTTACACAGTTATGATAAACCTAGTGTTGCAGAAGTTATGACAACACGCAATGTAAACCTTGATGAAATAATTGCGCATACACAATACGCGAATCTGGACCTTATACCAGCAAACATGACATTACTTAAAGCAAATCTTGAAGTAATGTTTGATACTACAAGACCGCAACAAACGCGATTCAAAACAGCGCTACGCTCTGTAGAGGATGAATATGACTATTGCATTATAGATAATGCCCCAGACATCAATATAAGCACCATAAACGCTCTTGTAGCTTCTGATGATATATTAATACCGATTAAGATTGACAAATTTGCTTTCGACGGTCTGGCAGAACTGAAAGAACAAATTGAGAATACCAAAGAGGACTTGAACCCGGGTTTATGTTTAAGAGGTTGCTTTGTTACATGTTATCAAAGAAACGAAGTTAATAAACAAGGGGAAGAGTGGTTAAAAACTCAAACAGAATATCCGGTATTTAATACGCATATACGCCGCACTGAAAAAGTGGACGAAAGCACTTTCGCAACAACTCCTATTATTGAATATTCAAGACGTTGTGGAGCGGCAAGAGATTATTTGAAGTTTGTTGAAGAATATTTAAGTAAATAAAAGTGTCCGATTCGGTCACAAAACGGAGGTGCGAAAATGGCAAAGTTCAATCTTAATTCATTATTAAGTGGAACATCATTGAATGGAGCGGCGGAAAAAGAGGGAGGAAGGAAGCCTAAAACATTAAAAGTGGTTTCAATCAGCGTGTTTGATTTAGAACCATCAAAAGAAAACTTCTATTCCGTGGAAGATATAGAGGAATTAAAAGATTCGATTGAAATGTTTGGAATAAAACAGAATTTAACAGTAAAGCAATTAGACAATGGAAAATATGAGGTTATAGCAGGACACCGCCGCCGTCTTGCTTCTCTTGCTTTAGTGAAAGAAGGTAAAAAGGAATTTGAATTTATTCCATGTGCTATTGAAACTGAACTGGACGAAATAAAAGAGCAACTATTGCTAATAACGACAAATGCAACAGCAAGACAGTTGACGGATTGGGAAAAGACACAACAAGCAGAAAGATTGAAAGAGTTACTAGAAAGATATAAGAAGAAAGAGAAGTTGCCGGGTAGAGTAAGAGAATTAGTTGCTAAAGCATTAAAGACATCAGCGGCGCAAGTGGGCAGGATGGACAGTATATCGAAAAAGCTTTCAGAGGATTTCAAGGAAGAGTTTAAGGAACAGAAAATCAATATATCAACAGCATATGAAATTTCGACTTTACCAAAAGAAGCACAACAAGAAGTTTTTAAAAAATACATGGAAAAAGGTAATATATCAATAAACGATGTAAAAGAGAAAAAGGCAGAAATAAAAACAATAGCAGAAGAGAATAAAGAAAATGCAGAGCAGGAAGAGGACCGGAAGGAAGCGGCAGAAGAAACAATACCAGAAGAGGAAAAGAAAATAAAAACAGAGGGAGAGGGCAAGAAAGCAGAGGTTAAAAAAGAAACCCCAGAGTCTCAACCATTTCCCACGATATTTGAAATTATAAAAGGGATGAATATTTCAGAAATGGCGGAGTTTATATGCTGTAGATGTGATGGCGTAGGAAGGTTTTGTGATTATGCGTTTGAATGTAATCAAAGCGAGATAGAGGAACGCCATGGAATATGTATGAAGTGGTTAAAAACCCAAGCACAGAAGAGAGGGTGAAAAAATGAAAACAACAAGGCGATTAATACCATTCAAATGGGTAAATAGACCGCCTTAACAATAATTAAAGAAAGAGGGTTGCATATAATGGATTTAAAAAAACTTGAACAATTTAAAGATAAAATAAAAGAAATCAAAATATTAGAGAATAGAATTTTAGAAATGCAACAAGAATCAGAGGAAATTGTATCGGATGTCGTACGGGCTTCTTCGAAATCATTTCCGTATACAGAACATACAATCAAAATAACAGGAGTTAATATCAAAAGACGAGATAAGATAAAAAGAGTAACAGAAAGATTAAATGATAGAAAATTAAAACTATATCGCGAGTTAGAAGAAATAGAAAATTTTATCGAGAATATAGAAGATAGTAAAGTGCGCCAAATTATAGAATTAAGGTACATAAAAGGAATGACATGGAGCATGGTCGCTCTAAAAGTGTACGGTTATCCTAACGGAGATACACCTAGAAAAAGAATCAAAAGATATTTTAAAAAAAACTGAATTTTGTCCGTTTTGTCCGCTTTTTATGCGGTATATTTGTAGTATGGAAATCTATACCACATGAGCCTATTTGATTCTAGGCTCATTATTTTTTTGCTTCCGGAAAGGCAACGAAAAGCAAAATAGAAAAACAAACGAAAGGAGGGGAAGAGCCAGTGGCAAGACCGAGACATCCAATGCGAGAAGTTGTGAAGAAAAAATGGATTGAAAGCGGAGGGAAAATAAAGACAAAAGAATTGGCAGAAGAAGCAGGAGTGCCAGAAAGCAGTATAAGAAAATGGAAAAGTCAAGATGATTGGAAAGCAGAACTTGGGAAGAAGAAGCGCGGAGGACAACCCGGGAATAAAAACGCAACAGGGCATGGCGCACCTCTCCGGAATAAGAACGCAGAAACGCACGGTGCATATTCAACCGTACATCTTGACGATTTACCGCCAGAGGAAAGGGCGTATATAGAATCAATTACGCTGAACACACAAGAAAATATGTTGAGAGAACTTCAATTGTTAATAGCAAAAGAAAATGATTTGAAAAGGAAAATTAAAGCTTTAGAGCAGGAGAATGAAGAGGCATTGCACGTGGACAAGGTTGTTGAAATGCTTGTGCCAAAGCAGGAGGATAAAAAGAAGCAAAAACAGAGGAGCAACATAGAAGAATTAAAAACAGCCATGAAAACAGTTGTAAAAGCAAGTCCGTTCGATAGGACTTTAAGGTTAGAGGCAGAGTTGAATAAAATACATGGCAGAATAATAAAGCTTCTTGACAGTATAAAGTCATACGAACTCGACAGGCGACGTATAGAACTCGAAGAAAAAAAATATCGCCTTGCAAAACAAAAACTAAAAGGGGTATTCAACATAGACCCAGAAACAGGAGAGATTGACGATACCAAAGATGATGGAACAGAAGAAATTTAAGGTATATGCTAAAAAAACCATAGGTTCTTCCAGTGAAATATAAAGCCTGCGGGTCCGCTGACGCCCGGGATTTGCCTAGATATAAAATACAAAAAACCACTTCCGGAGTTTGCGGAAAAATTTTATAAGGGGGTGTTCAAAAAATAAAAAAAGAAGGGGGTGTTGCTTTTGAAACTTTACAACGCAAAAGCGATTGCGCGTTTTCTTGATATTTCAGAACGAAGAGTGCGGCAATTGAGGGACGAAAAAATCATTGAAGAATATCCAAACAGCAACGGACTTTATGAACTCATTCCCACGGTACACAGATATATAAATTATCTAAGAAAACGTAACCCCGAAACAGAAGAGAACATTGACTACTATACAGAACGCGCAAAGTTAGTGCGTGCCAAGCGATTGAATGAAGAGTTTGAATTAAAGATAAAAGAAAATAAATTGCATAGTTCGGACGATATAGAAGTCGTAATGACTGATATGCTCATTAATTTCAAAAGTCGCTTAATGGCAATACCTGCAAAACTTTCACCAATTTTAAGCAAAAAAAAAGACAAAACAGAGATATTCAAAATACTAAAAGAGCATATTGATGAATCGCTAGACGAGCTTTCAGATTTTAAAACAGTTTTCGGAGAGAGGGTGAATGACGATGAAGAAAGCGACAGTTGATTTATTCGCAAGAATATTTTCAGTGTTGAAGCCGCCGCCAGATATGACAATTTCACAGTGGGCGGATGAATACCGCCGTCTTTCTTCTGAATCATCCGCAGAGCCGGGCAAATGGAAAACAACAAAAGCACCATATCAAAGAGAAATCATGGACGCGATTTCTGATATAAAGGTGCAAAAAGTTGTCGTAATGAGTGCGGCACAGTTAGGGAAAACGGATGGGTTTATTTTAAATCCTATAGGATATTATATGCATTATGACCCTAGCCCGATTATGGTGCTACAACCAACGATACAAATGGCGGAAACATTTAGCAAGGACAGGCTTTCTCCTATGTTGAGAGATACACCGGTACTGAAAGATAGAGTGAATGACAAAAGCAGAAACAGTGGGAACACGATTTTGCAAAAAATATTTCCGGGTGGACATGTCACAATGGTTGGAGCAAATTCAGCTTCTTCTCTTGCGTCTCGACCTATTAGAATATTGCTTGCGGATGAAATAGACCGCTACCCAACAACCGCGGGGAATGAAGGTGACCCACTTCTATTGGCTGGGAAAAGACTTACGACATTTTGGAATAAGAAAGAAATATGCGTAAGTACACCCACTATTAAAGGACTTTCGCGAATAGAGGTTGAGTTTGAACATAGCACGCAAGAGGAATGGTGCGTACCTTGTCCAGAGTGTGGAGAATATCAGCCGTTAGAATGGGGAAGAGTGGTATTTGATAAAAATAATCTTGACGATATTTCACACGTATGTGAAAAGTGTGGCGTTGTATCAAATGAGATTGATTGGAAGGAACAGTTCCAGAAAGGTAAGTTTATTGCAAAATACCCAGAGAGAAAAGTTAGAGGATTTCATTTGAACGCCCTTGCCTCTTTGTTTGTCGAGTGGAAAGAGATAGTTCAAAAGTTTTTGACAGCAAATGAAGAAAAGAAAAAGGGAAATATCGAATTATTAAAAGTTTGGACCAATACAGAAATGGGGCAAACGTGGGAAGAACAAGGCGAACAACTTGAAAAAGACGACCTCTACAAGCGCCGAGAAAAATATAATTGCGAAGTTCCGGAAGAGGTAATTTGCTTAACGGCAGGAGTTGACACGCAAGATGATAGATTCGAAATTGAAGTTGTTGGATGGGGCGAAGGTAAAGAAAGCTGGGGAATAAAATATCAAGTAATATATGGAGATTTGAAGCTAAAAGGTATATGGGACGAACTAGATACGTTCCTCAATCAAACATTTACCAGAGCAGATGGCGCAAAATTAAAAATCATTTGCACATGCATAGATAGTGGAGGACATTTTACTAACCAAGTGTATAAATTTTGCAAACCGAGGACAGCACGCCGCATTTTTGCTATTAAAGGTAAAGGGGGAGCGGAAGTTCCTTACTACAGCAAGCCATCAACATCAAACAGAGAGAAAACACCTTTGTTTACTATTGGAGTCGATACAGGAAAATCATTACTATATCAAAGGTTGGCGGTAAAGGAAGAAGGACCGAACTATTGTCATTTTCCAAAAGAGAAAGACAGAGGTTATACGGAAGAATATTTTAAAGGTTTAACTGCTGAAAAAATGGTAATGACCTATAAACGAGGTAAAGCACAATATGTATGGAAGCTAAAAAACAGCGGATATAAACGAAATGAGCCACTTGACGTTCGTAACTATGCGACGGTTGCGCTTGAAATAGCGAATCCGGTACTTAAAAAGCAAGATAAAAAAGAAACGTCAGCCGTGCAGACTAAAAAACGTGGTAGGCGTTCACGTTCGGGAGGAATTATATAAATGGCATACACACTTGAAGTAGCAAAGAAGCATTTGGAAGCTTGGTTGACCGCTGAATTGGAGGTCACAACAAGCCAAAGCTATTCCATAGGTTCAAGAAGCTTGACGAAAGCGAATCTTCCGGAAATAAGAAAACAAATTCAATTCTGGAAGAATGAAGTTGAAAAACTTAAAAACATATCGAAAAGAAAGGGCAGAAACCGAGTAATGAGAGTTGTTCCCCGTGATTTATAAAGGAGGTGAAAAAAATTGAATATATTAGATAAGGCAATAGCCGCTATATCGCCAGAAAAAGGACTTAAACGTGTTGCCGCGCGTCAAAGACTTAAAATCATAAATAGTGGTTATAGCAATTACGGGGCTTCGCATACTAAAAAATCACTATTAGGTTGGCTTTATAGTGGCGGAAGCGCTAAAGAGGATATACAAGAAAATCTTGCGACATTAAGACAACGTTCACGTGATTTGTATATGGGTGTTCCGCTTGCGACAGGAGCAGTCAAAACATGCAGGACCAATGTAGTCGGCGGAGGATTGAGGCTTAAAAGCCAAGTAGATTACGAAGTGCTGGGGATTTCGGAAGAGGAAGCTAGCAAGCTTGAAAGTAAAATCGAAAGAGAATTTGCATTGTGGGCGGATTCTCCTGCTTGCGACATTGAAAGACTAGATAACTTTTATGAACTTCAACAGCTTGCGTTTTTGAATTGGCTTATGAGTGGAGATGTAATTGTTACCCTTCCAGTAACTAAAAGAATCAATATGCCTTATGACTTGAGAATCTGCTTGATTGAAGCTGATAGATTAAGTAACCCAGCAGGAAACACAAACCCCAGAATTGTCGGAGGTGTAGAAGTGAACGAAGCTGGAGAAGTCGTGGCGTACCATATCAGCACACATCATCCGTTATCATTTGAAGCAATAGAAACTAAATGGACAAGGGTTGAAGCTTATGGAGCGAAAACGGGAAGAAGAAATGTGCTTCATGTAATGAATAGGGAACGCATAGGACAAAGAAGAGGTGTTCCTTTCCTTGCACCTGTTATCGAAGCATTGAAGCAGCTAGGGCGTTATACAGACGCGGAACTTGTTGCGGCGGTTGTTAGCGGAATGTTTACTGTGTTTATCGAAAAAGAAAGTGCAAGCAGTGAAACTGCGCTAGGTGAAATTATACCAGAAGAGCAACAAGTAGACAGTGCGGATGATGGAACTCTTGAACTTGCACCGGGGGCGATTATCGACTTAAATGAAGGTGAAAAAGCAAAAGAATTAAACCCCGGTAGACCAAACACTGCGTTCGATGGCTTTGTAATCGCTATTTGCAGACAAATTGGTGCTGCGCTTGAAATTCCGTACGAATTACTTGTAAAGAACTTTAATGCTTCGTACAGTGCGTCGAGAGGGGCTTTACTTGAAGCGTGGAAAATGTTCAAAATGTACAGAACATGGCTTGCAAATGATTTTTGTCAGCCGATTTTTGAAGAATGGCTAGCGGAAGCAATTGCGAAAGGGAGAATACCGGCTCCTGGATTCTTTGCAGACCCGATTATGAGGAAAGCATATTGTGGAGCGGAGTGGAATGGACCAGCACAAGGGCTTTTAAATCCAGTACAAGAAGTCACCGCGGCAGAAAAACGGGTTGCAAATGGATTCTCTACACGTGACAGAGAAACGATGGAACTTACTGGCGGAGATTTCTACAAAAACGTACAGCAATTAAAAAGAGAAGAACAATTAATGAAAGAGGTGAGAAACATTGCAGAAGAAGCTAATAGCAAGTAAAATTGCGTGGAATTTCACGCAAGCTAACGGAGATTTAACAGAAATATTAATATACGATGTGATTGCTGACAAACAAAGTTATAATTGGTGGACAGATGAAAAAGGAACGGAAGTAACACCAATTTTATTCAAAGAAGAGTTGAACAAAATAACAACATCGAAAATATGCGTGCGCATAAATAGTGGTGGAGGCGATGTTTTTGCGGCGGAAGCAATAAGAACTGCTATAAGAGAAAAAAGGCAAGAAGGAAAGAAAATAAATTGTAAAATTGATGGTTTTTGTGGAAGCGCGGCAGTTGGTATTGCAGCAGCTTGCGAATCAATAGCGATTTCGTCAAGTAGTTATTTCATGATACATGACCCGATGGTTTTTGCTTATGGATATTACAACATAAGTGATTTCAGTAAAGGGCAAGTCATGCTTGAAAAAATAAAGCAAGGCATCATAAATGCTTATGCCGCAAAAACAGGAAAAGACAAAAAAGAAATTTCAGACCTTATGACGGCTGAAACATGGTACACAGGAGATGAAGCAGTTGAAAACGGTTTTTGTGATGAATTGATGTTTGAAGAAGTAGAAAATACCATTGAAAACGTAGTCAATTCAGCCGCATTGGATATGCAGATGTATAGAAATCCACCTATTTCGTTGTTAAACCTCTGTTCTCCACCACATGACAGCAGAGATTTTTCAAATAAAACACCTAAACAAACCAAATCAAAGGAGAGTGAAAACACTATGGAAATTAAGACAGTTGATGAATTGAAAGCCGCGTTTCCAGACTTAACAAAGCAAATAGAAAATGCCGCGGCAAAAGAAGAACGTGAACGCATTAAAAACATTGAAGAAATGGCGATTGATGGTTACGAAGGGATTGTAAACAATGCAAAATTTGAAAACCCAATTGCTGCCGCAGAAGTAGCAATGAAGATTGTGGCAGAGCAGAAAAAGCAAGGAGCAAATTACCTTGCAAGTAGAAATGCAGACGTAGTGAACAGTAACATCAATGAAGTAGGAAACAGCAGTCAAGAAGGCGTGGAGAATAACAATGGAGAAAATCCATATGACGCGGCTATTGATAAGTTGTTTCCGGAAAGCAAATAAGGAGGGATAAAACATGTATGAAGTAAATACTGCAACAAACACGCCGGAAAATATTATTGCAGGCGATTATCCGATTACAAAAGGTGTATATCCGATTAAAAGTGGGGTAACAGTAACTAAACATACGCCCGTTAAACTTGTCGGGGGAGAAATTGAACCAGTTGTTAAAATTGAAGCAACAGAGGTAGACGCGACTAATGCGATTCCTGCAAAAACAATTGAAGAAAACACAGTCGAAAATCTTTATGGAATAGCCGCAGAAGATGGAAGTGGCGGGGAAGCGGTTATTTATCTAACTGGCGAATTTTTCGCGGATAAAATTCCACTTCCGGCAGACGTTACAATTGATATGCTGAAACCAGCATTCAGAAAACTAGGGATTTTCTTAAAGTAGAAAAGGGAGGAATAGAAAATGGCAGAAATCAGTATTTTTGAACCACGTACTATGGGGAAGGTTGTTACGCGTATGCCGAAAGTGCATACGTTTTTTAGAACGACATTCTTTAAAAACATTCAGACTTTTACAACAAAAAGCGTTGATGTAGATTTTAAAAAAGGGAACAGAGCGCTTGCACCATTTGTTCATAGAAAAATTGGAGGCAAGACGATTCCAAATAGTGGATATCAAACGAAATCTTATACGCCGCCACTTGTAGCACCAAATAAAATTACGACAGTGGACGACCTTATGCAAAGAATGCCGGGTGAAAGTATATATGGAGGTAAAAGTCCAGCAGAAAGAGCAGTTGAAAAACTTGCGAGAGATTTCACGGAGCTTAACGAAATGATTGTAAGGCGTGAAGAATGGATGTGCGCGCAAGCGATTTTCACGGGTACGATTCCGATTGTTGGCGATGGAATCAACGAAGTAATTGACTTTAGTTTTACGAACAAAGAAACTATCACAACAGCGGCTAAAAAATGGGGTGCTGAAACATCAGACCCGATTGCAGACTTGAAAAGATGGAGGAAGCAAGTTCAAAAAAACGGCTTTGTAAATTGCGATGTGTGTGTAATGTCAGATGATGTTGCGACGGCATTTATTAATCACCCTAAAGTGCAAAAAATACTTGATACAAAAGGTTATGACCTTGCGTCTATCAAACCACGCGAACTTCCAAACGGTACAACATATATAGGTACTCTTCACGCAGAAGGTTTGGACATTTATACTTACAATGAATGGTATTTGGACGATTGGACAAATCCAGAAGCGCCAGAGCAAAAACCACTTGTACCAGAAAAAACACTTGCTCTTATTTCTACAGGAGCGAATTACTCTATGTACTATGGAGCAGTTACACTACTCGATGAAAATACGAAGAATTTCATTACAGTAGAAGGAGAGAGAGTTCCGGATTCTTGGATTGAAAGAAATCCATCACGCAGATTCTTACAGCTTAACAGTAACCCGCTTCCAATTCCTCACGAAGTCGATAGCTGGTTTGTTGCACAAGTTCTGTAATGAATTTAAAAGAACAAATGAAGCGTGATGTAAAAGCGGTTTTCCACAATACGGATGAATTTGCGGAAAAAACGGAAATTTATTACGATGGAGAATATTACACGGTCCCTATAATTCTTGATTACGAGGGCGCACAAGACAGGAAAAAGCCGTCAAGCGATAATGCAGGCGGCATTTTTCGTGTTGATGTAAAGTTATATGTTGCTTTTAGTGATTTGAACTTTATACCAAGACAGGGCGCAAATATAGAGGTTGGGGACGATATTTTTAGTATTACAAAAGTGGGGAATGAAGCGGGCGAAATAATTCTTGATTTGGAGAGGTTGGACGAATGATTGAAATAACAAACCAACAAATAGAAAGAGTGAATTTAATACTCGGAGGAATAAAAAACGCTCCGAATAAAGTCTTTTACAACACGATAAATAGAGGATTGGCAACGGTACGTTCAAAATCCGGTAAAATGATTCGGGAAACGTACCGTATAAAACAGAAAGACATTACCAGCAATCGCAACATGAAGGTGAAGCGGGCGAGTTCAAGCAAACTGGAAGGGCAAATTGAGTTTGGCGGCGCAGTAATACCGCTGATTAAATTTAAGGTGACGCCAAGCCAACCAAAAAGGAAAGTTGTAAGCGTTTCGGTGTTGAAAAATGAAGGCGCGAAAAGGTTGCAATCAGCATATGTTGCAAATTTAGGAAGGTATGGCGTTGGTGTATTTGAGAGAATGACAAGAAAGCGTGAAACATCACAACAACTTTTCGGACCATCAACAGCCCATATGATGGAAAATGAAGAGGTTTTGCAAAAAGTTGAAGCCGCCGCGCAAGAGACGGTGAATAAACGTATTGAGCATGAAATAAGCCGAATACTAAACGGTTATGTTTAATAAGGAGGTAAAGCATGACGGCGGTTGTATTACTTGAAGAATTAAAAAAATATATCGAAGAACACACGAAAGATATTATTCTTTCGGTTCGTGTAAAGCCAAGTAGTGAAGAAGCCAAAGAGCGCCCGGCGGAAGTCCATAAAATGCGCTTGCCAGACAAAGAAGGCGAAACAAAGCGTATTCCTTATATCCTTTTGCAGTTTCTAACCGGAAAAGATAAACAGGAAGAAGGAGAAAGCCCGGAGAGTGAATGCAAAATAAGAATAATTGTAGCGACATATTCAGAGGATGGCGGCGAAGGGGCAATGGATGTATTAAACGTATTAACGCGAATACGCATTTCGTTGTTAAAAGATGGGGTTGTGGGTGAACAATTCTTGATTAAAAAACCGCTTGAATATATTGTATATCCGGATGATACCGCACCGTATTATATGGGTGAAATGCTCACTATTTGGGAAATGCCAGAAATAGAAAGAGAGGTTAGAAATATATGGTAGCAAAAAGAAAAGAAAATCCAACGGAAACAACAACCTCTACCAGCAGTGAGAAAACGGAAGAGGTTAAAAAAACAGAAGTAAAAGCCAATACAGTAAAAGGCAAGGAATGCCAGCATTTTGTATATATAGGACCATCATTGCCCGGTGGAAGATTAAAGAGCAATACGGTCCTATGTGGTGGCATAGAAAGCATTAAAGAATACTACAAAGAAGTAATAGAAAAATACCCCCAAGTGGAACGTTTGATTGTTCCGGTTGAAAAACTTGGGGAACTAAAAGAGAAAACCCAGACACACGGAAATATCATCAATAAATATTATGGCGATGTAGTTTCTGCGATGGGTGAAAATAAGGAGGAATAGAAAATGGCATTTTATCACGGCGTAAAAACGCGACAAATTGAAACATCGGTTTCAACTCCGGTGACAGCAGGAAGCGGCATTGCTTTTGTAGTAGGAACAGCGCCAGTGCATACGGTGAGCGGGAAAACAAATGTGCCTATTCTGGGCAACAACTACAGTGAAGCAGTTGCGGCGCTTGGTTATAGTGATGATTGGGAAAAATACAGCCTTTGTGAAGTGATGTATTCGCATTACAAGTTATACGGAGTAAGTCCGGTTATCTTTGTCAATGTACTTGACCCAACAAAGCACAAAAAGACAGTTGCCGCCGCAGATTTGGAATTGACAGAAGGCAAGGTTTATTTGCCATTTGAAGCAATTAAAAGTAGCGTGGTCGTTAAAGCAAAAACAGGAACAGGAGAAGCGTACACAATTGAAACGGATTATGATTTGTTTTATGATGGCGGGAAACTGGTCCTTGAAGTGCTTGACGGCGGAACTATACCAGAAGCGGCAACGAAATTAAATATTGCTTACGATGAAGTTGACCCATCAATGGTGACAGACGCGGAAATCATAGGTGGTTTTAATGTTGAAACCAAAGAGACTACAGGGTTTGAATTGATAGACAAGGTATTTCCATTGTTCAGTATAGTTCCGGACATTATACTTTGCCCGGGATGGTCACACAAAGCAGAAGTTGCGGCGATTATGAGCAGTAAAGCCCAAAATATTAATGGAATCTTTGAAGGGAAAGCGCTAATAGATGTAGACACATCGTCAACAAAGCATTATGCAGACGCGCCGGTTTGGAAAAAAGCCAATAATATCAATGCTAAAACTCAAATACTTTGCTTTCCGATGTGTAAATTAGGAGAAAAAATATTCCATATGTCAACGCAAGTGGCAGGACTTATGACAAAGGTTGATATAGAAAATGGAGATAGTCCATGCGAAAGCCCATCTAACAAGTTATTGCAAATTAATAGCACAGTTCTTGCGGATGGAACAGAAGTCGCGCTTGATTTACAGCAAGCAAACTTCCTCAATTCGAATGGTATTGTTACGGCGCTAAATTTTATTGGGGGCTTTGTTTTATGGGGAAATGAAACAGCGTGCTTCCCAGCTAGTACAGACGTAAAAGATTACTTTATTTGCGTTTCTCGTATGTTTGGATGGGTTTCAAACAGTGTAATCCTGACATATTGGTCGAAGATAGATAACAAATTGAATCGAAGATTAATTGATTCGATTATTGACAGCCTTAACATATGGCTGAATGGGCTTACATCGGAAGAAAAGTTGCTTGGCGGTAGGGTTGAGTTTAGAGACGAAGAAAACAGCACAACAGCGCTCATGAGTGGAAAAGCAACATTCCACATTTACATGACACCACCTAGTCCAGCGAAAGAGCTTGAATTTATTTTAGAATATGACGCGAACTATGTTGCCGCGGCATTGAAAGCATAAAAAAAGGGGGGTAAAAGAGTATGCCAAAAGTAAACGAATCCGTAATTAACTTTGCGGTATATGAAAATTCAACAGAATATTACGGAATGGCAGAGGTAACATTGCCGGAAATCTCAAATTTAACGGAAGAGGTAAAGGGCGCAGGAATCAGCGGAACTTTTGAGAGTGTTGTTTTGGGACATCTTGAAGCAATGACATTGACGCTGAATTTCAGAACGCTTGTAAAAGACGCAGTGGCACTTCTTGAACCACGCGACCATCAGATTGATTTGAGGGTTGCGCAACAAGGGAAAGACACCGTTTCTGGGAAAACTACCGTAACGTCAATTAAGCATGTTATGGTTGTAAAGCCGAAGAAACTCAATCCGGGGAAAGTTGCGCCAGCTTCACCGGCAGAAGCAAGCGGAGAGTATGCGGTGACGTATTGGGCGACATTCATTGATGGTGAAAAGGTACTTGAAGTTGATATATTGAATTTTATCTATTTTGTAAATGGAACAGATTATTTGGCAGACGTAAGAAAAGCACTTGGAAAATAACCAGCGGTAAAAACCGCTGGTTTTAATTTAACCAAATAAAAAAAGGAGGAAAGAACAATGAGTGAAGAAATTAAAAACGTTAATGTAGAAGCCACAGAAGCAGGCACAGAGGTAAATATATCAAAAGAGAAAAATGGCGTTTATGTACATGAATTTAAAAAGCCGTTTGAATACGAAGGGAAGAAATTTGAAACACTGAATTTCTATTTTGATAAATTAACCGGAAAAGATATGATTGCCATTGAAACTGAAATGCAGGCTATGGGAGAATATGCGCTTGCACCAGAAATTTCAAGAGGGTTTCAATGCAGAATGGCAGCCAAAGCTGGAAATATAGGTGCGGACGCATTGGAAAGTATGCCACTTCCGGAATTTAATAAAATTACAAATGCCGCGCGCGATTTTTTAATAAGTTCGGGCTATTAAAAAGCCCGGCGCGTTGGTGGAGAAAAGAAAGTTATAGGCTAGCAAAAGCAACGTTCACGCCAGTAACTTTTTGGATTGATATGACAACAATTGAAATAATGACTTGGATAAAAGATATTAACGCCGCCGCAGAAGAGGACAAAGGGGGTGAGTGATTTGGCGGGAGGAAGAAAAGAGTATGAATTGCTTTTTAAATTAAAAGCCGCTCTTGGAGGAAATTTCAACAGTTCTTTTCAAACGGCTATGAACACAACAAAGCAACTTCAAGGAACTCTTACAAAAATAAATTCCCTTTCGGGCAAAATAGACGGATATAAAAAGCAATCAAACGCGGTAGAAAAAAGCAGGGCAAAACTTGCAGAATTAACCGCAGAGCATGAACGATTGCAACAAGAAATGAATCAAACGGAAAATCCGTCCGAATCCTTACGAAGAAAATTTGAAAGAAACGCCCGTCAAATTGCTACTACAACCACCCGTATTGAAGAGCAGGAAAGACGACTTGGAGAACTAGGCGAAGAGTTGCTAAGTGCGGGCGTTAATACCAATAATTTAGAAGCGGCAAACGGAAGGCTTGCAAGAAGTTACGAAGCAGTGCGGAGAAGTCAACAGGATTTGGCAAAAATAAATGCCGCACAACAAAAAAATGCCGCCGCCATTTCAAAGACAAAATCAGAGTTAGTGGGTACGTTGGGAGTTGCAACTGCACTGGGCGCCGCTTTTTTTGCTGGACCAGTCAAGAAGGCACGGGAGTTTCAAGCGCAAATGTCCACGGTTAAAGCTATATCGGGTGCAACCGGTGACGAAATGGAGTTATTAGCCGCTAAAGCAAAGCAAATGGGGGCTACAACTCAATTTACAGCAGTAGAATCCGGAAAGGCACTTGAATATATGTCTATGGCTGGGTGGAAAACCAAAGAAATGATTAACGGCTTACCGGGCGTCATGAATTTAGCCGCCGCAAGCGGCGAGGATTTAGCGACCGTTTCCGATATTGTGACGGACGCGCTTACGGCATTTGGAATGCAAGCAAAAGATTCCGGACACTTTGCGGATGTTCTTGCAAAAGCGGCTTCAAATTCAAATACTAATGTCGGGATGATGGGAGGTTCATTCAGTTATGTTGCTCCAATCGCCGGCGCGTTAAAATACAGGGTTGAAGATGTAGGGGTTGCGCTGGGATTGATGGCAAACTCGGGAATTAAAGCTGAAAAAGCAGGAACGAGTTTAAGAGGCGTATTGACACGTTTGGCAAAACCACCTAAACAAGCACAAAAAGCATTACAAGATTTACAATGGTCCATGTTAAAAGCGGATGGAACTGTAAAACCATTAAATCAAACATTGGTTGAACTTAGAGGGAAATTTGCAGGACTTACAGAGGACCAGAAAATGCAATATGCCGCAAGTATCGCAGGAAAAGAGGCAATGTCCGGTTTTTTGGCTATGATGAATGCAAGTGAACAGGATTTTGCAAAACTTACAAAAGAAATTAATAATGCGAATGGCGCGGCAGAAAAAATGGCGGCAATACGACTTGATAATTACGATGGACAAGTAAAACTTGCAAAATCGGCTTTTGAAGGGTTACAAATTGCGCTTGGAGAAGCATTGCTTCCAACAATCACAGAAGGAATGAAAAAGTTGACCGAATTGGTCACAAAAATAACTTTATTTGCAGATGAAAACCCAGAATTGACAAGTACAATTATAAAGCTTGCCGCAGGATTAGCCGCGTTCAAAGTTGCGACGCTTGGGGCAAAACTTGGATTCCTAGAATTAAAAGGCGGAGCATTGGCGGTTCAGAAAGTGTTTGCATTATTTAGAGGAAGAACAGCAGTTGCAGGTGTTGAGGCAATGGGGCTTTCAAGCAGATTGACAACAGCAGGAGCAGGTATAAAAAATTATTTTGGTGGAATTAAAGGTGCGCTTGGTGGAGTAGGAAGCGCAATTGGTCAAATGTTTGGTGGCAAAATTGCAACGGCGTTTTCTGGAATAGGAAAAGTATTCGGAGGTATCGGCGGTAAGATAGTTGGTGCATTTGGAGGCGTTGGAGGTAGAATCACATCAATTTTCGGGAGTGTAGGAAGCAAGATAATTGCTGGACCGCTTGGGAAAATAGGAATGGTGGTGGCAAAACCGTTCATGAGCATAGGGAAATTAATTTCGCCGCTCATGAATTTGGGAGGCGCAATATTAGGACCGTTTAGTGGCATATTCGGGAAAATATTCCCAGTTGTCGGAGTGGTTATGCTAATCATTTCAGCGATTCAGATTTTAAGAGACAATCTGGACAAAGTAAGAGGTGTTGTAGAAAGAGTATTTGGAAAAGCTGGGCTTAAAGTATTTGACAAAGTTGTTGCAACGATAGGAAATATCGGAAATGCAATAAAAAATGTGTTTTCTGATGATGGAATTAGCGGAATAAAAAAATTCATAGATGATACTTTTGGAGAAAATCCGGCTTTGGCTAACTTCTTAAATGCTTTTATTGACGTGTTTGCTACTATAGGAAATATTGTGGGACAGTTTATATCTTTTGTTGACACAAGTGTTAAACCAGTAATAGTAGAAATTTTCAACTTTATAGTTGGGACAGTGCTTCCAATGATTGCACAAAAATTCGCTGAATGGGCGCCGACTATAGCAAGTATCATTCAAGGGTTATGGACCATAATTCAAGGTGTAGCAACAGCGGTTATGAATGTTGTAAGTGTAGTAATGCCACTGATTCAATCAATTATTACAGGGGCGCTCCATACGATAATGCAAGTTATTGGGGGATTATTAACTGCAATAAAAGGCATAATCAATTTTATTGTAGGTGTTTTCACCGGCGATTGGGAAAAAGCTTGGACAGGTGTAAAAGATATTTTCAAAGGAATCTTCCAATCGCTTGGAGGTATTGTCAAAGCACCTTTGAATGCAGTTATTTCAATAGTGAATGGAGTTATAGGAAGTATAAACAAGGTCGGTTTTGATATACCAGATTGGGTTCCGATGGTCGGAGGGAAAAAGTTTGAATTAAAAATCCCTAAAATCCCTATGTTTGCAAAAGGGTCAAATTATACACCAGACACATTTATTGCTGGTGAAAAAGGCGCGGAACTTATTACCAATGCAAAAGGAAGAAAAGTATTTACAGCCGCACAAACAGGACAAATATTCAATAATATCAACAAAGCAAGCACACAGAATAATTACAATGAAGTAAAAGAAGTTGTAATGCTTGCACCGATGTTGCAAGCAATGCTTTCTTCCATAAGAGCGGTAGCGCCAAGAGGACCTATGTTGCCGCAACTTCAACTTGCATATAGCACAACGGCGGCAGGAGTTACAGCACCAACAGTAAAAGCAGATTCAACACAAGTCATAACAAAAATAACAATTCATAACCAACCGACAATCCATGTTGACGGTAACGCACCGAATGACCTAGAAGAGAAGTTGAAGAAAAACAATGAGGAATTATTAAACGAAGTGGAAGAAAGAATAAGAAAAAAAGAAGAGGACGAAAGGCGGGGAAGATATGAGTAAAAAATATACAACGGTTTTAGGCGATATGTGGGACACTATAGCATATAAAACGCTTGGGGATGAAAAATATACCGATAAACTCATAAAAAACAATTTGCAACATCGTCACACCGCCATTTTCCCCGCAGGAATAGTGATTGATATTCCAGAAATAGAAGTGGAGGTTTCGGCGAAACTGCCACCGTGGAAAAGAGGGATAGTATGAGCAATAATGAAATGGCAAGACGCGTTGAAATACGCCTTGAATTTGAGGGGGTGGACATCAGCGCGGATGTAAATAAATATTTTTTATCAATGACTTATACTGATAACGAAGAGGATAAAACGGATGATTTGCAATTAACGCTTGATGATAGGGAAGGGGTTTGGCTGGGCGATTGGCTTAATACGCCAGCCCAACCCCAAACACCAGAGATTAATAATAGTGGTTGGAAAATAGGTGATGAAGTAATTGTGAATGGTAAACCTCAATATAGCAGTTATGGAAGAGGAACGCCGGGAAGTGCTGTGACAAACTACAAAGGAAAAGTTACTAAGTTGAACATAAAACAAGGCGTGCCATACCCAATTCATGTTGAAAAAATAGGGTGGTTTGCTGAAAATCAAGTGGAAAAGATTTCGGCAAAACAAGAAACAATGACAAACAGCGGTGGAGCAAAAGGCGCGATGATTCATGCACTTATCGTTCAGAAAAATTGGGATTCGACAGGAAAGGATAAAGTTCTTGATTGCGGTTTATTTGAAATAGACAGCGTGGATGGAAGCGGACCACCTGCTAAAGTAAGCTTAAAAGGAACTTCAATCCCTTATACATCAACAATACGAAAGCAGAAAAAAACCAAAGCGTGGGAAAATATTTTTCTTAAAGCTATAGCAGAAGAAATTGCAAGCAAAAACGGTATGAAGTGCATGTTTGAATCGGCATACAATCCATATTATGACCGAAGAGAGCAAGTGCAACAATCTGATATTGTTTTTTTAAAAACACTTTGCAAGAATGCGGGAATATCACTGAAAGTAACAGCAAAAACGATTGTTCTATTTGACGCCGCAACATACGAGAAAAAAGACACGATAAGAAAGATAAAACGCGGTGAATCAGATGTGAAAAGTTATAGATTTTCAACGAACTTCAATGATACGGCATATGATAAATGCCATGTTAGTTATACAAACCCTAAAACTGGAAAAACAATTGAATATACTTACCAGCCGAGAAATGCACCGGGTAGCGGTCAAGTTCTGGAAATTAACGAGAAAGTAAATGACAAAGAAGAAGCCAGAAAACTTGCAATGAAAAGACTAAGAGAAAAAAATAAAAAAGAATTTACCGCGGAGTTTACTCTCGTTGGAGATTTAGACCTAGTTGCAGGGGTAACGGTTGATGTTGGGGGGTATGGTGCATTTGATGGAAAATATATCATCGAAAGTGCAACGCATAATTTGACAGGTGGGTACACTGTAAACATTAAATTACGCCGTGTATTGGAGGAATATTGATAAATGAAAGAGGAATTGAATGTATTAAAAAATATGGTGCGAGTTGGCACGGTGAGTTCGGTTGATGTAGAAAATAGAACAGCAAGAGTGAAGTTCGCTGATAAAAACAATCTTGTTTCTGGACCGTTGAAAGTAATTCAAAATCAACCGCTTATTGTTTATAAAAAATGGAGCGTCGACAACAGCGTTGAGGGTGACGAGCCAAACACTATTAAAGAAATAGACATAACAGAAGAAATAAACCCGGATTACGAAGCAATATATCATTCTGCAAATCAAAATCTTAACATTAACGAAAAATATGCAAAATACAGCGGTAGGATATATGAACCTGATTACATTAAAAATGTCGATAAAACTTTAATCAAAGTATATCCGTGGCTTCCATATGTTGGGCAATTGGTACTTTGCATATATCTTCCCAACGGCGAAAGTGACGGATTTGTGATAGGGGGGATTTAATATGGCAGTAGTCGGCACTTTGGGGGACATAGTTTTTAGTGTATCGAAAAAAACGGTGAAAACATTTGAAGGCATGAAATGGGACAGTTCCGCAAAGTATGCCACTCACGACAGGCATTTAAAAGACACATTGCTTGAATTTACAGGAAGAAATGCGGATTCTATTTCATTTAAAATGAATTTCTCTGCGTTCTTGGGTGTAAATCCTATAAAAGAAATAAACAAGCTTCTTGAAGCTGAGAGAAAAGGAAAAATCATGCGCCTTGTGATAGGCAATAAACCCTATGGAAAATACAAATGGGTCATAGAGAAAACCTCAAAGGATTTAGAGAGGTTTGACAACAAAGGGAATTTGCTTATTGCAAAGGTATCTATTTCATTAAAAGAATACGCAGGGAGGTGAAGAGGATGGCTCATATTGTGACGGCAAATGATAATAAAAAAATAAACCTTGCACCAGAAACGGTTGTTGAAGAGGTTTTGCAGAATGTGGCAATGATTATTTCAACGCCTCAATTTACTGTGCCGCTTGATAGAGGTTTCGGGCTTCCTCAACGCTTTTTGGATAAACCCCTACCAGTAGCGAAAGCAATTCTTGTGACAGAAGTGCTGGACGCAATTGAAAGATATGAGCCGAGAGCAGAAATTGAAAACATTACATTTGTAGAGGAAAAGCAGGAAACAAAAGCAGGGAAACTCATTCCGCGGGTGGAGGTGAATATAATTGACGGAGAATAACAGGAAGTACCCAGAAATAAGCTTTGTTGATACAGACACGGAATTGCTTGTAAATAGTTTAATAAAATCATATGAAATGTTTACCGGGAGAACTCTATATCCCGCGGACCCGACACGTCTTTTTATTCTTTGGGTTGCTGATATTATCATACAAGAAAGAGTTATTATTGATGAATCAGCAAAACAAAATATTCCGAGGTATGCAGAAGGGGAGTATCTGGATTCGCTTGCAGAAATTTTCAAAGACACATACAGACTTGAAGCAAAAGCGGCAAAAACGACATTTAGGTTTTATTTATCAACAATACTTTCTTCGCAACAAATCGTGCCAAAAGGGACAAGAGTAACAGTTGATGGAGAAATTACATTTGAAACTATAGAGGACCTTTACATTAAAGCTGGTGAATTATACGGTGATGTACTTGCGGTATGTCAAAAGGCTGGGGAAATAGGGAACGATTTTATACCGGGGCAAATAACTCAAATTGTTGATTTATTCCCATATTATGAAAAGGTAGAAAACATTACAACTAGCGCAGGAGGTACAGAAAGAGAAACGGACGAAGCTTTTTACGAGCGAATGCGCGAAAGTATGGAAAGTTTTTCGACAGCAGGACCGGAAGGTGCATATATATATCATGCCAAAACAGCTTCTCCACAAGTAGCGGACGTTTCAGCAACTTCACCGGAACGCGGAGTTGTAGATGTACGAGTATTACTAAAAGATGGAGAAATGCCCGGAGAAGAGGTTTTGAAAAATGTTGAAGCCGCTATTTCAGCAGATAGCACACGACCTCTTACAGATTTTGTAAAGGTATCGGCACCAGAGGTTGTGCCGTTCAATATTGAATTTACGTACTACATTCCGAAGCTAAGTGCAAACAGTGGCATGGTGATAGCGGAAGAAGTTGAAAAAGCAGTAAATGAATATAAGAAGTGGCAAACCGAGAAGATGGGAAGAGATATAAACCCATCTTATTTAATTTCACTGCTCATGAAAACAGGAATAAAACGTGTCGAAGTAACAAGTCCAACACATGCAGTTGTGGAAGAAAACAAGGTTGCAACGCTTCAAAACCCCCCAAGCATAATAAATGGAGGGGTTGAAGATGAATAATACTATTTACGATATTGACTTAACGAGAAAGCTACCGCCAAGTTTGAAAAATGATGAAAACATGCTTGCTCTTGCAAAAGTAATTGGAGAAGAATTGCAAAAAACAAGCAAGATGGCGCGAAAAAATATCATATATGCCAGAATTGATGAACTGGAAGAAGAGGCGCTTGATATTTTAGCATATGATTTGCACGTTGATTGGTACGATTATTCTTATCCAATTGAAGCAAAACGGGCTTTGATTAAAGATAGTGTCAAGGTCCATAAAAGGTTAGGAACAAAATTTGCAGTTGAAACAGCGTTGGGAAACCTTCACCCCAATAGTTATGTAGAAGAATGGTTCGAGTATAACGGGGAGCCTTTCTCTTTCCGGGTTGTGTTAGACACGACACATTCAAGAGCAGGAGCGGGATATTTTGAAATAAAAAAAGCGGTAGATTCGTATAAAAGAAAAAGTGCGCATATGGATAGTTTGATTTACCAGTGTACCACAGGAGTTGGGATAAATGTAAAAGCTGAATATACAAAATTTCAGATTATGCATTGTGGCATGTTAGAATGTGGCACTTATCCAAACAAAAATATAATTGGAATCAATTCAAATATAGAGGTAGAATCGTTTATCAATATATCTTCATGGAAACAAACCTATAAGTTGAGCGGTACTTTTCCACAAGAAAATATAAAAGCGGAATTGAGAATGAGAGAAATAAAAATCAACAACGATTCTAAAAGATATAGATTTAATTATGATTTTTCTGGAACTGAAAGGAGTGGTATACTTCCGGATGAAAATATTAATGGAAGCGCAAAAAACAAAGGGGTAAGTCCAAAGATTGAAGCACAAGGATATAAAATAAATTATGTGCTTTGTGGAACTAAAAATGCTTACAACAACTAAAAAAGGAGGCGGAAGGATGTTTCTTACAGAAGAGGCGATTGAAGGTTACAAAAAATATACAGAAAATGTTATAAAATCGGCAGATATAAAAATTGGAGAGACGTACTACCCTACAACAATTCACAAAAAAGAAAGATTAGAAAATGGAAGTGTGGCAATATATCTGTTGATAGACCACACTATCGAAGGTGATGTAACAATATCAGAAATAAGATTATTTGATATTGATGATAAAATCTGGTTAGTTAAGCCGGAAAACATCATAAGAAAGGCAATGCAAGAAGGGGTTTTATATCGTTTTACTATCGATATAAAGGAAAATGAATAATAGAAAAAAGGCGGTGAATGATAATGGCATATAAAAAAACGCAATGGCAAGACCATGTTGTGGAATACCCTAACAAGTATGAAGAAGTTTCAAACCCAGATGGAACAGTTACTTTGATTCCGAAACAAGGGGAGGTAATACAGCAAGGAACTCCGATGAGTGCAACAAATTTCAATAAAATGGAAGAGGGTATTTTTCAAGCGCATGTCAGTGTTGAAAATATCACAGGAAGATTAAATGAAGTGGATAAAATAGTTGACAATAGCGTATCGAGTTTAACTGTAAATTTTATTGCCATGGCAGTAGAGGTTGAAACGCTAAAGGGTGCAACTTTAAATGATGTAACAGCTAATATGTTTGTTGAAACTTTCTTAAATCTTGATGACATCAACTTGCAAAACGGAAAGTATGACGAACAAAATAAACGTATATACGCATAAGGTGGCGCAAAAAAATTGGAACCATTCATCCTTCAAAAGAAATCAGAAGTGTTTCTTAATTCGATTTATCCTGTTTTAACAAATTTCCCAAAGGCTGAAAAATTTTGTCTTTGTCAAGAAATAAAGCAGGCTTGTTACAGAATTATTAAAAATGCTATGATTTCTAACAATTTAAAAAGGAATAAATTATATTATTTACAGCAAGTTGATGGAGATTTAAAGTTACTATTGGTCCTTTTTAATGTTGCGAGGGAACAAAAATATATAACAAAAAAGAAATGTTTGGAAATTCAAAACAAAGTTTCAGAATTAGGCAGAATTTGCGGTGGATTAATGAAGTCTACTAAAAATTAATGACATAATAGGGATTATTCTGTTTGGACTCCTATCGTGCTATCCGTGGTTACAATTCGGCTCGCTATTGGAATTACAATTCCGCGTCTAATCGTAACGTGAACGTCGGGTGGCGCCCCGCCTCGTAAAAAAAATATTTTGTCCGATACGTCTACGGATTTATCGGCAAGTCCTTGTTTAGAATTTCGAGGGAGAATAATTCCTTCACCTAAAGGTGTAAATACATGAACAATGTCATATTGCCAAGCCAAAGAAAGGATGCCGATATGACGGATTTATACAATAAAGTAATTGACTATAAAAACATAGAATTAAGCTACAAAAACACACAAAAAGGCTCTAGGAAATACAGAAAAGAAAATATATTATTCGATATGTGCAGAGAAAGAAATTTAGTAAACATATGGAAGAAGTTAAAGAATGAAACTTATGAGGTAGGAGAATATATAAGATTCAAAGTGTATGAGCCTAAAGAAAGGGTGGTGAGTGCCCCGAAAATACACGATAAAGTAGTTCAATTTGCGGTCCATGAAGTATTAAAAGAAATGTACAAACCGATTTTCATAAGCACATCTTTTGCATGTGTTGAAGGGGGTGGAACTCATAAAGCGGTTGATAAGGTTCAACATGATATGAGATTCATTAAATGGAAGTATGGCGATGGATGGGTTTTAAAAATGGATGTTGCTAAATTTTTCTATTCTATAAATAGGAGTATACTTAAAAAGATTTTAAGAAAGAAAATAAAAGATTATAGGTATTTGGAGTTGCTTGATAAGATTATAGACAGTTCCCCAGAGGGTGAAAGAGGAATACCGTTAGGAAATGTGACATCACAAGATTTCGCCAATATATATCTTAATGAATTGGACCAATACTGCAAAAGGTATCTTAAAATCAAACATTACACCAGATATATGGATGATATTATCATCGTTGTACCGAGGAAAGAAGAAGCACAAACGTATCTAAAACAGATTAAATGGTTTTTAAAAGAGGAACTTGACCTTGAAACAAATAAAAAGACTAAAATTTTTCCTATAAGTCAAGGTGTAAATGCATATGGTTATAAGATTTGGACTACTCATAAATTAGTAAGAAACCAATCTAAAAAAGCTATGAAAAGGCGAATAAAAGCCATGGACAGAAAATTGAAAGAAGGGAAAATGGATAAAAAGGATATTATACAAGCTGTTAATAGTTGGCTAGGTCATGCTAGACATTCGAACAGTTTTAATTTATGCAAAAAAATATTTGCAAAGTATCCTTATATTCAAATAGAAAAGGAAGGTGAATATTTTGGCACAGTATTTAGAAACAGTTGAATTAGGCGCTTTATACAAAAGCGGAGTTGCACAACTAAGAGCCACTAAACCGTGGAGAATTAGTTCAGAGCCATACACAGGAGCGGGAGTTGGAAACATAGCTGATTTTAGCACGTTGAAAGATATGACGCAATGGACGCTTGGAGATACACCAGTGGACGCTGCTAAGAGATTGAAGTGGCATAAAATTCAAGATGGAGACAAAACCTTGCTTATTTGCGATAGAGTAATTCTTGTAAATGTGAGTTGGAATGACTTAAATTCACAAGGGCTAATAATGGGTAAGGATATTACAATTGATGGACAGAGTTATAAAGCTAGGGTAATGACGGTTGGAAATAATTACAGAAGAGGTTCTGATAATTATTCGGGCGGTACACCCACAAACAATGAATGGGATAGGTTCATAACACGTGAAGAATCAATTTCGGGTTTGCCTGTACCCATTAGTAGCAATTTAGACAGCGCTTTAAATTCAACCGATAAAAATTCGGCACATAATCAATTTTGGAATTGGATGGGTGTTTATTCATGGGGTCAAGAAACCTATACAGGAAATAGCTCCTCTCGTGCTCTCCGTGGTTACGGTTCGGCTCGCTATTGGTCTTACTATTCCGCGTCTGGTCGTAGCGTGACCGTCGGGTGGCGCCCCGTCCTTGAAATTCTGAACTCTGCTCCGCTGATTTCTGGACAAGATGGCGACTTGGGTGAAAAGAACTCACCTTTTGAAATAATATACAATGTTTCTGACCCGGACGGAGACACAATAAATGTGGTGGAAAAATTAAATGGAAATGTAATCAACACTAGGACTAATGTTCAACAAAATGTTGACCTAAACATTTCGATTGATAGCGCTACTTTTCAAGGGTTAGAATTAAACCAGCAACACACGATTATTATTGAAGCCACAGATTCTAAAAACCATACAGCCACAAGAACCCATACTTTTACCAAAACTGCTTCTCCTGTTGTTATTTCTGGTGAGGATACAAATTTGGAAGGAAAGTGGAAACCTTTTACACTGAAATATCAAGTTAGTGATTTGAATGGAAAAATGGTTGATGTCACCGAAAAAATTAATGGAAATACCATTAGGGTTGTAAGTTCAGCACCGCAAAACACTGATATAGAATTAAGCATTAATGATGTTTTTGAGGTATTAGAACTTAATAGAGAACATATTATCACAATTAATGCAGTGAATACTGATGGGGCAATAGCAACAAGAACGTATACTTTCACAAAAGTTGATGATAGGTTAAAATTTACATTAAAAACCCCAATACCAACATCGGAAGCGGCTTCGAAAATTGTATTAAGTCTTGTTGAAAGTATACCAGATGGAACAACTTTTACGGCAAGAGCGACAAATAACGGATTTGACGAAAACCCTGTATGGGAGGATATAACCGAAAAAGTAGAAAATAGACAGACTTTTTATTTTACCAATGCAGTTAAAACTTCTGAAAGCTGGGGAATTAATATCGAAATAGAAATACTCAAAAACAATCAACCTCAACCAATATGGATTGATGGATTTGGTATTTCATTTGAATAAGGAGGTATAGGGATGAAGGCTCTTAGGATTACAGATTTAAAAAAGCTTAAAGAAGAAAAAGCGAAAGAAAATGTTGGATTAATTGCGGCTTATGAAGCGATTGCGGGTTTGAATGAACAAATTATGGTCTTGCAAGAAGAACTGAATACTTTAAAGAGAGGTGAAAGCGATGCTTAATTATATGGTACAAGTATATGCGTTTCTTATCAAAAATAATAGAAGAACAATAGAAGCCATACCGGAACAATACAAGATACCGGTTTCGGAATATTTAGCAAAACAAGTTGAGGAAGTGTAATAAAGTGCTAGAAACATTTTTAAAACTTGAACAAATAATTGAGGAACAACAGAAAACTATAAAAACCCAACAAGAAATAATCAATAATCTTTCGTTAGAAAATATAAATTTGAAACAATTAACAAGCGAATTGATAGTAACGAATAAAAATGATGGCTCTTTTAAATAAAGGCTGTCATTTTTATTTTTAAAATAGCTAAAGTGTTCGGAAAGAATAGAGGTGAGCAACGTTGAACGAATGCAAGGATTGCATACAAGTGAAGAACTTGGAAGATAGAATAAAATCCGTTTGGAATGCGATTAATGAAACAAAGGGTTTCATTAAAGACTTTGAAAAAAGAATTACAGATTTAGAAATCGCAAAAAGTGAGAGCAGAAAAGATATAGAAAGGATATTTGACGCAATAGAGACGATTGAAAAAAATATAGTCAAAATTGCAGACGCTATGGAAGCCATGAAAAGCAAAGACATCAAGACATATGACAATTTAAAATATGAGGTTATAAAATACATCGTGTTAGCTGGGCTTGCCTTTGCCATGGCTAAACTTTTCTAAAAGGTCGGTGAAAAAGAATGGAATATATAGGCTACATCATAGCAGGAGTTTTTGCCGGAGCCATTGTAACGGCATTTATTGCGGCGAAAAAAGGAAAGAAAAAAATTGAGTTCTCGAAAGTTGTACTTATGTTGGTTTTATCAACCTATTTCATAGGGGTTTTCGTAGGAGTGAAAATTGTTTTTATTGATGTATCACAATTGGGGGTTGTGCTGGCGTTCATTGGAACACCAACAGCCGCCGCGATTGCTTTTTATTGCTGGAAAGCAAAGGCAGAGAACTTATTGAAAATTAAAAAGGAAAATCCGGAAATTACGGAAGTTCCTATTGATTTTAATAATATATCATCACAATAATAAGGAGGTAATTTGGAATGAGAATAACAAAGAAAAATTCACCAAACAAGTATAATGGAAGAAGAGGTTGGAAACCAGATATGATTGTTTGTCATATCACAGAGGGGTCATATAATGGCGCGGTATCATGGTTATGCAATCCGAAGTCGCAAGCTTCAGCACATTATGTTGTTGCTAAAGATGGAAGAGTGACGCAACTTGTGGACCTAAAGGACGGTGCTTGGTGCAATGGGACAAGTACAAAGCCATCAAGCAAAGTTTATTATGGGAAATCATCACTAAAAGCCGTAAGAGATAGAAGGACCAACGCAAACTATTACACCGTATCAATTGAGCATGAGGGATTCTGGAAGGAAAACAAAGGCAAACTTACAGAAGCGCAGAAAGCCGCAACAATTGAACTGATAAAACATATAAGAGATGAAGTGAAAAAGATATTTGGGGTAGAAATACCAGCAGATAGGGCGCATATAGTGGGACATTATGAAGTAAGCCCAATAACAAAACCACATTGCCCGGGTGAAAACTTCCAGTTTGACGAAATTATAAAAGCGGTAGGCGGTTCAAGTGTTCCGGTTACACCTAACGCACCAACGAATACAAATGATTTTAAAGTTGGTGATACTGTAACAGTTAAAAGAAGCGCCACAAAGTACGCTACAGGACAAAGGATTGCTAACTTTGTAAAAGGAAGCAAATACAAAATAAAACAGCTTGGAGCGGACAGGGCGTTGTTATCTGGTATAAATAGCTGGGTGAAATTATCAGACCTAGAAGGAGAGGGAGGAACTAGAAACATTATAAAAGTAGGTTCAAAAGTTAAAATCACCGGAAACAAATATGCAACAGGTCAGAAAATCCCGGGATGGGTAAAAAACGGAACTCATGAAGTTTCGAGAATAGCGGGAGAAAAAGCATTGCTTGGAGCAAACGGCGGAATCAATAGCTGGTTAAATAAAAGTGATATTAAAGTTATAGAATAGGAGGAATTAAAATGGCTATATTGAATTTTTTACTTGAAAATTGGGACAGCGTTATTGTTGTTATAGGGTTTATTGCCCTTGTTGTAGTGCTTATCAAAAGAGGCGAAATGAAAATATTGAACAATATACTTTACAAGTTGGTAACACAAGCAGAAAGAGAATTTGGAGCAGGAACAGGGGAATTGAAATATGCGGCGGTATCTGATTGGATATACGAACGTTTGCCGGCTATATTGAAATTCTTATTTACTTCAAAAGATATAGACAGAATGATTGAAAGCACACTTGAAATGGCAAAACAAAAATGGGAAAGCAACGAAAACCTAAAAATGTATATTAATAATGAAGAGAAAATTTTGCCAGAAATTAAAACGGAATAAAAGAAGCAAAAGCCCATTGGAGAATTGATGTTCACCAGTGGGCTTTTGAACATATTTTATAGTTGAATGCTTACAAACTGTATGGTAGAATATATTCATGCATAAAACAGCATTATACCAAAAATACAGAAAGAATACAAGAAAAATTAATTTTATTAACAATATATAATAACACACTTGGAAATAATAAATATAGGAGGAAGCTACCGCGATGGAAAATAAAAATAGAGAAAAAGTTGACCTAAGTCTTGACGCAGAGGCATTTTACAAGAAATATGGGCGCAAAAAAACCATATCTATATTCACTTTAGGTTGTAAAGTAAATCAATATGAAACGGAAGCTATGATGGAACTTTTTAAAAAATCTTCATACGAAATTGTAGATTGTGAAGAATATGCAGATATATATGTAATAAATACTTGTACTGTTACAAATATGAGTGACAGAAAATCAAGGCAGTTTATAAGAAGAGCTAAAAAGAAAAATCCTTTATCTATAATAGTAGTAGTAGGTTGTTATTCTCAAGTAGCACCTGAGGAGATTTTAGATATAGAAGAAGTAAATATTGTTATGGGAACTAATGATAGGAATAAAATTGTTGAAATAGTAAAAAATGTTGATAGCAATACTAAGTTAAGTACTGTTGATGATATAATGAAGGTTAGAGAATTTGAGGAAATGCAAATAAAAGAAGTAAGAGGAAAAACTAGAGCATTTTTAAAAATACAAGAAGGATGTGATAGGTTTTGTTCTTACTGTATAATACCTTATGCTAGAGGACCTGTTAGAAGTAGACTACTTGAAAATATAGTGAATGAAGTTAAAAAGCTTTCAAATAATGGATTTAAAGAGATAGTTTTAACTGGTATTCATGTGGCATCTTATGGAAAGGATTTAGGAAATGTAAATTTATTAGATGTTTTAAGAGAAATTCATAAAATTGAGGGTATACAAAGAATAAGATTGAGTTCTGTGGAACCACTTCTTATGACAGATAGTTTTATAAAGGAAATAGCCTCTATGGACAAGATATGTCCTCATTTTCATCTATCTCTTCAAAGTGGATGCGATGAAACATTAAAAAGAATGAATAGAAAGTATACTACAAAACAGTATAGAGATATAGTTGAAAAAATTAGAAAAAACATAAAAGATGCATCTATAACTACAGATGTTATAGTTGGTTTTCCTGGAGAAACTGATAAAGAATTTGAAGTAACTTATAATTTTTTGAAGGAGATACAACTTTCTCAAATGCATATTTTTAAGTATTCTCCTAGGAAAGGGACTCCTGCTGCATCTATGAAAAATCAAGTAGATCCTAAAGTAAAGCAAATAAGAAGTGAGAAACTTATAAATTTATCTAAGGAGAATTATATAAAATTTACATCTAAGTTTATAGGTGAAATTGTACCTGTATTATTTGAGCAGAAATTAGAAAATGGATATTATGAAGGGTTGACTCCTAATTATATAAGGGTTTTAGTTAAAGAGGAAGAAGATATAGAGGGAAAAATATTAAATGTTAAGTTAAACAAAATAAAAGAAGAGTTTGTAGAAGGAATTTTAATTTGA